ATCATCAAAGAACCAGAAATCACTGTCAAGTCCTATGCACGTGGCACACAGATTTCTCCACAAGACCTAGACGATGAGGATTTTTCTCTTGTTGTCGATCAGGCTAACTATTTTGCCTTTAAGGTTGACGATATTGAAGAGGCTCATTCTCATGTGAACTTCCAGCAGATGGCTGCTGATCGTGCAGGCTACCGCCTTCGTGACCAGTTTGACGCTGAAGTTTTGGGTTATCTTTCCGGTTACGCTCAGTCTGCAGTTAGTGCTGTTGCTAGTGCTGTTAATACTACAGTTTCTGGCACCAAGGCAATTGCAACTGCCGGTTCAGATGAACTACTTACCTCAATGAAACTCCGCAAGGATTCATTTGGTAACATTACTACTGCTAGTGCAGGCGATCACTCAGTTCCTATTGCTGCTCGCCTTCCCGGTGCAACTGAACTTCCAACGGCTACAGCTTCACCAGCAATGGTTGTTGCTCGTATGTCACGCCTTCTTGACACTCAGTATGTTGACAAGGACAACCGTTGGCTTGTTGTTCACCCTGCTTTCATGGAAATTCTCATGGACGAAGACAGCCGTCTTTTCAATGCAGATTTCGGTGAATCTGGTGGTATGCGTAATGGTCTAGTTCTTAACAACTTCTATGGTTTCAAGGTCTATGTTTCAAACAACCTTCCCGCAGTCGGCGGTGGTCCTACCACTACAGGTTCTGCTAACCAGAACACTGACTACGGTGTAATTGTTGGTGGTCATGCTTCTAGCATTGCAACTGCAAGCCAGATCATGAAGACTGAAACATACCGTGATCCAGACAGCTTTGCTGACATCGTTCGTGGTATGCATCTTTATGGCCGCAAAATTCTGCGTCCAGAAGGTGTCGTCACTGCTAAGTACAACGTAGCTTAAGGGAGGATTTAGACATGGCAACTTATGATCTTACCGCCTCTTCAACCGCTGGCGTTAGTGCTAATTCAATCGCAGTACTTCCTGATGTTCGTAACTCCACTTACCTTGTTGAGAAGATTCTTGACGTAGGCAAGCTTGTTAGTGCCGGTCTGTTTTCAGCCATCACTAGCGGAGATATCTTTCAGGTTCTAGAAATTCCCGGCGGCTCAATTGTTGTTGCAGCCGGTGCGGAAGTTCTAACTGCATTCAATGGTACAACTCCAACTGTTGACATTGACTTTGCTGCCGGTGACGACATTGTTGACGGCGGCGACGTAACCTCAACAGGTTATCTTGCTTCAGGCACAAACGGTGCAGCTAACACAGTCGGTGGTTCAACTTACACTGACTTTGTTGCAACCACCGATACTATTGACGTTCTTGTTGCCGCTGGTGCCAATGACGTTTCAAGTGGTGTTCTGCGCGTTTATGCTGTTGTTTGTGATCTAACTGGTGTAGCCGATCTTGCTACCGAAGTTGCTCGCGATAACGCATAAAAACTAAGATTAGTGTGGGAGAGTCTTTGTACTTTCCCACACTATTTCTTGCTTGGGTATAATATATGGCAACAACTTTTATTACATACGTAAACGATGTTCTTGTAAAACTAAATGAAGTTGAATTGACTTCAGCTAACTTTGCAAGTTCTCGTGGCGTACAGACTCAAGCTAAAAATGCGGTTAATCAAGCTGTTCGTTACGTTAATCAACGAGAGTTTGGTTGGCCGTTTAATCATTCAGAAGCCAGTGTTACTTTAACTGCTGGCGTAACTCGTTATACTTCTCCATCAAATACTAAGCATATTGACTACGCTACTTTTCGTATTAAAAAAGATGATACATTGGGTTCAGGCTCAGTACATCTAGAGACTATTGATTATAAAGAATACCTAGATCGCTTTGTCGGTCAAGAAGATTTAAGTGTTACTACAACTCTTAACGGGACTTTAAATAATTCAGACACTACTATTACTGTAGCTTCAACAACTGGATTTGATAGTACCGGAAGTATTGTTATTGGCACAGAAGAAATTTCGTATACAGGAACAACTTCTACTACGTTTACTGGTTGCACTCGTGGTGCTGGCGGAACTACTGCCGCAAGTCATGCTGATACAACTACAGTAGCACAGTTTAGTAGTGGAGGTGTTCCTAATTTTGTTTTTAGAACTCCTGATGACAGGTATGGTTTATATCCTTTACCCGATAAAGCCTATACTTTAATTTTTGAGTACTACACTTTTCCTGCAACTGATATGTCTGCAGACACGGATACTTCAACTATTCCAGACAGATTTAAGCACGTAGTTATTGACGGCGCTATTGCATATATGTATTTCTTTAGGGGTGAAACTGCGCTTTATGAACGTAGTTTTGCTTTGTTTAACGAAGGCATTAAAAACATGCAGTCTCTTCTTATTAACAGATTTGACTATGTTCGTTCTACATACATTCCTAAAAGTTTTAGTGCTGGTTTTGCAACACCTACTAGTTTTTAAAAATGGTACAAGTACTTCCACGTAATATTCGGAGTAGAAGTAAAGCAGCTTCTTTAACAACAGTAAATACAGTATATTACACTTGTCCTGTTGGGTACAGCACTCAAGTTAATCGCATAATTTTAAGTAATGGTAGTAATAGTAATAAAACTACAACTTTAAAATGGTACCATAAAGAAGAGGATACTACGCATTTAATTATTAATGCTGTAGTCCAAGCAGGTAACAGCGTAATAAACTATGCTTTTGATTTACACATGGGCGCTGGAGATAGACTTGAAGCGTTTACAGAAGCAGACTCTACAGTATCATTATTGATTGCTTATCATGAGGAATATGTAGGCGGATAACATGCCTGATTTAGCACAACTATCTCCTTTTATTTTTTCTTGTGGTGGTGGATTAGTCTTGGACAAAGACGCATTTACTATGCAGCCGGGGGAGGCATTAACTTTACAAAACTTTGAGCCTTCAATTACTGGTGGCTATCGTAGGCTTACTGGAACTACAAAGTATTCCAGCACACAAGTAAATGGTAACACAGATAAGATTATTGGCGTAACAGTTTTTAACAATACTGTCATTGCTGCCGCAGGAGCAAATGTTAAGTACAGCACAGGTGGTGCATGGACAAGCATTACTACTGCTAGAACAAGTGCAGTTCGTTATAATTTTGATGAGTATAACTTTAACGGCACTGATAAGCTAATTATGGTTGATCAAACAAACATTCCTGCTTCATGGGATGGATCAACATACAAACTTTTAAATGGTGCAGCAGGCACAGGTTTAGGGACTGCTCCAGCTAATCCTAAATTTGTTGCTGTATTTAAAAACCATATGTTTTATGCGGGCATGAGTGCTTCTCCACAAGAAGTTCTTTTTACTGCTCCTTTTAATGAAGATGACTACACAGTAGCTAATGGTGCTGGAACTATTAAAGTTGACAATGTTATTACTGGAATTAAAACTTTCCGTGATAGTTTAATTATTTTCTGTGAAGACCAGATTTTTAGACTTATTGGCTCTAGTGCAGCAGATTTTAAAATTGAACTTGTAACTCGCAACATTGGGTGTACGGACGGATTTTCACTTCAAGAAATTGGTGGCGATCTTTTGTTCCTTGCTCCAGACGGTTTACGCACGGTTGCCGGTACTGCTAAAATTGATGACGTTGAGTTGGGTAGCGTAAGTAAAGCAATTCAACCTCGGATTAATGACATTGGCTATGACAACATTTCTTCTGTAGTTATTCGTACTAAAAGTCAGTATCGTTTATTTTATCCATCTACAAGCGGCGTTGTTGCAGCCAGTAAAGGTATTTTAGGAACATTAAAAAGAAACATTCAAGGCGGCATTGGATACGAGTGGGCAGACATTAGAGGATTAAAGCCTAGTTGTATGGCTTCTGGTTTTATTAGTAATGTTGAAGTGGTTGTTGGTGGAACATATGATGGCTATGTAATTCAACATGAAAGTGGCGATACTTTTGATGGAACAAATATCGCTGCTATTTATCGGTCACCCGATCTTCCATTAGGAGATGCAGGCATTAGAAAATTAATGCAGCGTGTTATTTTTAACTACGAAACTGAAGGTGACATTGCTGGAGAATTAAGATTACGTTATGACTTTGATGACACTGGAGTTCCCTCTCCTGCAAAATACGATTTTACTTCAGGCGGAGGCGCATTTATTTTTGGAACTTCTAGTTATGGAACTGCAGTTTATGGTTCATCTGGTAATCCCTTTTTAAGGCAACCTGTCGAGGGGTCAGGTTTTACTATAGCCTTAAAGGTAGACGCAGCTAATGACAAAAAAGCATTTTCAATTAAAGGATTTCAATTAGAGTTTACCCCCGGAGGACGTAGATAATGGGTGCAACTTACACAAGACAAAGTGCTGCTGAAATTGTTGACGGCGAAGTAGCTGAAGCTTCTGATTTTAACAATGAGTTTAATCAGATTGAGGCTTTTGCTGCTGCGTCAACAGGCCATACCCATGATGGTACAACAGGAGAAGGCGGTCCTGTAACTAAGCTGCTTGGTACAGCAATCACAATTGGTGATGGTACTGCTGCTACAGACATTGTAATTACTGTTAATGGTGAAACCAACGATGGCGTCATTACTTGGATGGAAGATGAAGACTACTTCAAGATTCAAGATGACGTAGTAATTAACAGCACAGAGCGCCTATATCTTTTTGATCAGGGTGGTGAATATCTTTCAGGCGACGGCACAGATTTAACAATTACTTCAGGTGGTGCAATTAACCTCACTGCCGTTACTGATGTTGTAGTTCCAGCCAACGTAGGAGTAACATTTGGTACGGGTGAAAAGATTGAAGGCGACAATACTGATTTAACTGTTACTTCAGGTGGCGCAATTAACTTAACAGCCGTAACTGATGTTGTTGTGCCTGCTAACGTCGGTGTTACTTTTGGTACTGGTGAAAAGATTGAAGGTGATAACACTGACCTGACTGTTACTTCAGGCGGTGCAATTAACCTTACCGCTACTACGGACGTTGTTGTACCTGCCAACGTAGGCGTTACCTTTGGTACAGGAGAGAAGATTGAAGGTGACAACACAGACCTTACAGTAACTTCCGGTGCAGATATCAATCTTACTGCTACAGCCGATGTAAACATTCCTGCCAACGTAGGTGTTACTTTTGGTGATGATGGAGAAAAGATTGAGGGTGACGGTACCAATCTGACAGTTTCTTCAAGTAACAACTTGACACTTGACGCAACTGGTGATATTATTCTAGATGCAGACGGGGCAGATGTAACTCTTAAAGATGCTGGTACTACTTATGCCGCACTTACAAATGCTACTGGTCAACTG